TGGATTAAGCAGCGCATCTAATCCAAACTTTAGGCGCGTCGTAATTGTACCGGTAACTTCCTCCTGCCGGTTCTCGTACATATGTGAAACCAGCAAACGAATGGCGTGCTTTACAGGTGCAGGACAATAGGTGTAGCCAGCAGTAAACGTCACCACTACCGGGGTCAGCGCGTACTCATACACTGACGGGTAATCGCGGAATGCGATGCGTGCCGGTTGGCTAATCTCGTCGGTGTACCAGTTGCCTGCCGCCAGCGTGGTCAGGTCGCTAGTATAGTCCTTGTCTTCAGTAGTCTGGTACTTGACTTCGCTAATTGACGTAACAGGTCCAATAGGTATGTAGCTGTTAAAGAACCCAGGCAAGTACCCACGAGCCGTGTAGCTACCAAGTTTTATGTTGCAGTGTTTCTCTACATAATCAATGGCTGCCGATCGCAGTGCGCTAATTAAGGTGTCTTCGTGTGTGTGGGTCACGCGCAGGTGTGCCTTAAGGTCAGCCATTGTAATAATCGTGTCTTGATCTACTGCCGCGCCAGTTATCTCTACTTGCATATCTGTAAAAATAGAAAGACCCGCACTAGGCGGGCCTTTCTCGTTCAGTGAATTACTGCTTATGCAGCATTGTCGTGGAACGTGTACGCGGCGTCGGCGTGCAGAGCAGTGGCCGCGGCGTACCTGTGGCACGAGATGCGGACGGAATGGCTCAGGTCCAAAGAGTAAGGGTTGATTACCAAATCGATGCCGCCCCCGAAAAATCCGAGAAGACCAGCCTGTGCCGGGTCCATCATAATCATGGTGCCTTCAGCAGCAACTCCGTTGGCCGGCACGAGGTCGGTCACGTAGTACTCATAGCCCATGCAGGTCATGCCACCAGCGCCAGAGCGGTCGAGGATGGGGTTGACGGATGCAACCAAAGCCTGATCTGCAATGAGGTCGTGTGCAGTACCGTTGACGATCACCTTCACATTCCGCAGGTTAACGCCAGCGTCAGCCAAAGCGCCCTCAGCAGTGACCATTGTTGCGGCACTGGGAGCAGCGTCGCTGTCACCGTCGCCGGTGCCGATAATGGCATCGAACACAGCCTTATCGATCTGCCGGTTCAGCTCGGTAACCATGTCCTGCGTGATGAGCTGCTCGACAGCGGCACCACCTTGCATGATGAGTTGCTCGGTGACCGTAACGAAGGCACCGTAGCGGGTCGGCGTCAGGCTCTTGTTGCCAATGGCCGTGGCAGCGTTGGACACATTAGCGCCTTCAGCAGCTGAATTAACCGTGGCCGCCGTGTTGACAATCGGCACGTTAACGTTGCTCGTCAGGCCAGTCAGCACGCGGCCACCAATCTGCTGGAACAAAGTCGGGTTTGCAAGAGCGGCAACACCTTGAGCCACTTGCGTACCCACGAACGTAGGGGAGTTATTCAAGCTGGAACCGGCACCAAACTCACCAGCGTCACCCAGCGAACGCAAAGCGACGTCAGGAATGGAGAGTTGGCCTTTGATGTTCACACCGCTCATGCGGGCCTCTTTGATGGCCTCCTCAGTGTACTCAGCAGCCACACCGCTCAGGCGCTTGCCCTGGGCGAGATCTCGAACAGCACCGGCCAAATCGAACCGCTTGTTCATGCTGCGAAGCTCGTGGGCACCACCGCGGCCAGCTTCGCCGGCAAGCACAGCGCTCTCGGCGATCTTAGCGTCTTCGCGCTTTACCTTAAGCTGTACATCAACCTTGCGAATCTCTTTGGCAAGACGCTCCATCTCGGCCACATCCGTGTCGTTCAGGTCGCGCTCTTCCAACTCTGCAGCTTTTTTAACGTCCTCGCGCTGCTCGACGTATTGTGCCCGCAATGCTTGCAGGTCTTTGATGGGAAGATCAGTCATTTTCTTTTTTCATTTCAGCGCGAGCGGAAACCGTCGCGGCCTGATATGCTGGATAAGTTACAGGCGAGACGTCAATCAAACGCTCCACCTTTTCAATTACTCGAACGCCGTCTTCATCAACAGATTCCTCGCCAATCATGAAGGCAAATGATGACTGTGAAATGTCACCGCGCTTGATCATGGTATACAGGTCGCGACCGGCTTGCGTGTTGCTCAATACGCCGCGATAGTATAGACCGTCTTCGTCCTCCTTCAATGTCAACGTTCCGTTGCTTGTGCGGGCCAAGGGCACGCCGTCGTGATTAATAAGCAACCGCACATCATCATCCAGCACGTCAGCAAAGGCACCAGGTGCGATGCGCTCTTGGAAAGCACCAAGGTCGGTGGTGCTGTTAAAGACTGCGGCGTAGCCCTCCACCACCATATCGTCAGATGCCGCCCGCATTTCAGCCGTGCGGTACTGCACGCCGTCGGCCTGTGCCTTGCGTTGCTGCTCCTGTGGCTCACCGGCAAGATAGCTGCGAATAGCGCGGATGCGCTCACGGGGTTCGCCTGGCAAGGTTTGGTACATCATACCCAGCGCTACCTGTGTGGTCTTGTTGTCGGGGTTGTTCTGGTTGTGTTCGCGGGTCATTGACCGCAAAGCTCGTCGTACTGCTCCGTCCATGTTTCGTTCGTTCATTTCGTCTACCCTAGCCGCTGCCCATCGTAGCATAGCCTTGCCGCCCCATGCGTCATACATTAGGCCACCGCACCCCTCAGAGTACGGCACGTCGGCGTGCTCAGCGGCACGGCTGAGGTAGCTGTAAGTTCTTTTTATTGTCTCGTCGCTTAGGTTCTCCTTGCTGGCAATTTGGTTGGCGCGTTGCTTGCCTACGTCAGTGCCGCAGGAACCCCAGCCGTTTTCTTCGGCCCACTTCAATGCACGCTTAGCGTTATTCACCGCGCCCTGCGGGTAGTCATTCCGTGGCATTGTCGCTGCTGATTTTGTCAGAGTATGCCGCCATGCGGTCAAGCGCAATCTGATTGACCTGCACCAAATGCGTGTCACCGTTTGCCACTGGGTTTAGTTCCTCAGCAGCGCGGCACTCGTTGATAGACAGCACTCCGTTTTGCAGCATCTGCGTGAAGTAGTTGGCACGTGCTTGCAGGTCGCCTCGGTATAGATCGTTCAGGCTGAACTTAAAATAATGGTCTGCAGACTCTTGACGCGTCAACAGCTTGCTGGCAAGCTCTTGTTCGATGCGCTTGGCCCAGGGCATAACCGTGTGCCGTGCAAACATTAGGTTTTGCTGCTCAACGTTGTTGTAGGTCGTTTGGCTCTCCAGCTGAACCAGCGCCGGCGGGACACTGAAGATGCGGCAAATTTCTTCTGCTTGAAACTTGCGGGTCTCAATAAACTGCGCTTCTTCGGGTGCGATGCTGATGCGGTTGTATTTGAACCCGAACGGCAACAGCTTTGTGCCGGCTGATGTCATAGAGCCGTTCCACGACTTCTGCAGCATTTCCATCTGCTCAGCCTTTAGTGGTTGATCTGAAGACAGCACGCCGGTCATCTGCCCACCGTTGCCAAAGTATTGGCTACCGTAGTCCTGCGCAGCCTGAGCAAGGCCTAGGTTCTCGCGGTGCAGTTGAATGGGTGACTTTCGATACATGTTGCAGATCTCAAGCATGTCTTCCTGCTGGACTACTTGAGCGTCGCGCAGCTTGTACACTACGCGGTCGTTTATAATGCGTTGCTCTACGAAGTCGGTATCGACGCAACGCATGGCCAGCGGCACCCCACCAGCACCGCGCTCAATGATTGCGTAGCCCACGCCCTTTAGCACTGCATTCGCAATGACCGTTTCCCAAAAGTGAAATGCCGTCTCGTATTGGTTAGGCCGGTACTTGGTTACATCGCACGCAGGGTGCTCGGTTACGATGTCGCGACGAACTCCGTCAGTTCGATACAGGTTTAGGCCAAGGCTGGCAAGGGTGCTGCTAATCTTGTAGACACAAGCGTACACCGTGCTAATGCGCACGCTGCTTTCATGGTTAATATTCGCACCTGCTGCCGTCGGCGAGTACAGGCCAACTGCGTTAAGTACGTCTTGCGGACGATCAAGGCCGACGCGCATGCGGACTTGCTTGACCAAGCTCTGTAGGCGGTTGGGCATGTAGCAAGATAAAAAAGGCGGGACACCGCTGCGCCCCGCCCCCAAAACCAAATCGCTGCCTCAAAGACTAAGAACCTCAAGTAAAGGCTCATCCTCCTGTGCGTTGTTAAAGTAACAACCCATTGCCATTATGCTGGCTACCACGCCGTCTACTTTTTGGCTCTCGCTGTTTTTCTTCTTAGTCACCTTGATATTGTCGGCTTCGTCGCGTGCCAAGTGCACGCACCCCATTTGCCACCGCAGGACGTCGTGGCCGCCGTGCTTTACCTGTCCTTTGCACAGAAGCAGCTCAAACTGCTTAGTAGGGTAGCTCATTGAGGCGTACCCCTGGCCAAAGGGTTGGCAGTCGATGCCGTCAAGAAACGGCACCACCAAGTGCGCTATGTACCGGTCATACGCCAGAGCCTTTAAGTCGTATACCTCTGCAAGCTGTTGAATGTGCTCGCGCACCGCCAGCATGTCGGTCACGTTCCCGTCGGTAATCGAGACCAAGCCAAGGCGCTCAAAAGTGTAGTAGTCTATGCCACCGCTAAGGCTCTTGCTGTTGGCTTTGTCTTCGTTTACGAAGTGGTGACACTTAAGGTAGAAGCAGTCGTTTGCTTCGTCTCGGAATATGAGCGCCACAGCCGTTAAGTCTTTTGTGCTAGACAGGTCCATGCCGGCGTAGCACGGTAACGTCTTAATGTAGTCTTCGTCGACCTCATCGGCGCCGCGCATAAACTCGTCGTCAGATACCCATCGCTCTTCGCTTGCCGTCCAAATGTTCAGGTGCAGACGCAGAAACGTGTTGATCTGCCGCGGGTTCTCTTTGCATCGCTTTACCTCCTGTTCGAAATAGTCTGCTTTGCAGATGGAACCAAAGCCAGGGTTGGCCTTTGACCACGTTGCCGGCTGGGTCCAGTCGTCATCTTTGTCGGCTGAGTAAATGACCGGCAAAAAAGTTTCATCCTCTACGCTGCCCTCGCGCACCTTTTTAGCGTACTCGTGCAGTTCGTAGCAAATGCTGCTGGTGTCGTGGCCGGCAGTGGTGATTGCGATGACGAGCGGCTGGGTGCGTGCGCCGGTCGACGTCTTTAAAACATCATACAAATCCCGATCAGGAAATACGTGCAGCTCGTCGAGAATGACAGCATGGGCGTTGAATCCATGCTTGGTGTTGGCTTCGGCTGATATGGCTTTGTAGAAGCTGTTTTTGTAGTGGATACTGTTGCGCAGCACCTTGCCGTGGCCCGATAGCTTCGCGTTGTTCGCGCACATCGCGCTTGCGATCTCGAAGACGATCCGCGCTTGGTTACGGTCACCCGCTGCGCTGATAATCTCAGCGCCTGGCTCGCCGTCAGCGAAGAGCATGTATAGGGCGATGGCGGCGCAAAGATTGCTTTTGCCATTCTTCCGAGGGACTTCAATATACGCTTGGCGGTACTGGCGTAGTCCATCACTGCGAAGTGTGCCAAAGAGCGGACGTATGATGTCGTCCTTCTGCCAGTCCTCAAGTATGAACGGCTTACCGCCCAATTCACCCTTGACGTGTGTGCAGTACGTCTCAATCCATCGCACCGCTTTGTCACCTGCTTCCTCATCGTAGTATCCTGCCATGGTCCAAGATGTGTTGCAATGCCGTGCGCCCGCCCTCGGTGTACGTCTTGCCCTCAAGCAAGATGCCGTCATACATGTGCACCACTTCAATCTGCTGACTGTCGTCCAGCGGCCACGTGTCTATGCTGAAACCGAGGCGCACAATAAACAGACCACGGTAGGTATCGCTGGCATCGGCCATCGCTTGGTCCATCTCTTGCAGACTGTGCGTCGTGCCGTTGCTGCTCAACTGCTCGCCGGGGTTCTTCCACTCGAACATGCACCAGAAGTCTTTAGCGTGATTGCGGAAGACGCAGTCTACGTCATGGATGGTTACCGCGCGGCTTGTCATTTCGTCTATGGTGCGGTTGATCGGGTGCACGCTGTTTGGTCTGTACACACTCATGCGAAGTCGGGGTCTTCGGCTTCGGCACTGCTGATGCCGATGGCCTTGATATACGCCCGCTTCTTATCGCGCAACCTTTGCAGCTCGATATACTCAGGCCGGGACTTAATGTACTTCTGTCCTTTGTCGCCCTGGGTTTCGTACACCATGCCTTCGCGGTCAATGATGTCCTGCAGCGTGCGTTCCTCGTCGATGATTTTGGCGAGGGTGAATACTAGCTCGCGCGTGTTCTCGTCTACGCTGCGATCGCGCTGGATGTTCTCCAGCAGTTTGTTATATGTGGTCATTGGGATTGGTTCAAATTCGCTCACACTTTCCGCGAGTGACACCGGCGATGTTCCGCGCTGTGGCTGTCATTTTCTCAATAGGCTACCGGTACGTGTGATTCTCGCCCGCTCTTACTGTTGTGACATGAGGCGCACATAGCCTGGTGATTGGTAGGCTGCCAGAACTCACCGCCCAGGCGCACTGGCGTGACGTGGTCGACGACTGTGGCGATCGCGCCGCACTCGACGCACAGCGGGTGCGTGGACAGGTACACCTTGCGATACCTGCGCCACTTGGTGGTGTTGTACCGCTTGTCTTGGTGCCGACGCTCGTGCATCTGCTTACGCTTCGATGGCTCTGGCATGCGTGGCATCAGCGTCCTCCTTGTATCAGTGTGGCCTCAAGGTGATCAGCGTACCGCCGCTCCCCTTCTGCTAAGTGTGCCTTCTGCGGGTCATTAGACCACGCCTCCGCGCGCCTACGATGCCACGCGACGTTACGCCTCACCTCTTCCTCGTCGCGTCGCTGTACGGCTCTCTGAGGCACGTTCTTGGCGTTCCTGCGATACCACGCCTCCGCCACCGGCTTCCACTGCCTGATTTCCCCGCTTTTGTTGCGCCAGTTGCGGGCATCGTAGTAGCTGAAAAAATCGCGCGCCCAGCTCACCACGTGGCTGCTGTTGCTTGTGCGCTCCCTGTCGTTGATGTGGCGGAAGTAGTCCCGCACTTGCTGCCAATGATATGGCTTCTTCAAATCATCCATCTTATTATGTTCTTCTTTAGAATCTCTATTAAGTTCTTTATTACGGGTAGACACTGGTGTCTCCCCCCCCTGGACACTGGTGTCTACCCCCCCTAGACAACGACGACACGTTAGGTGTCGCTGTTGGCTACCCTCCACGGCCTCTAAATAGCCCTTGTCGAGTAGTACGTTCACGGCTCTCTGTGCGCTGCGTTTTGATATGCGCAGCAGCTTGGCAAAGCCCGTGTTGGTCATGAAGCAAGGATTGCCCTGCTTCGTGTAGCCATAGACAACTGAAGCCACCAAGCGCTCGGTTACGTTGATGTCCTCCAGCTCCCATATGTGCATCGGTATCAGGATGTGCTTACGTGGCATTAGTCACGGCCCCAAGAGGTCACCACGTCGTAGTACACCTCGTGTGTGCTTCTAAACATCTCGCGTATCTCGACCTGGTAAGTGTTGTGCTTGTACTTGGCCAACACCTTCCCGCTTGGGCTGGTGATGTAGTGCCGCACCATGCGCTTGGCTTCGTGCCGGTCAGACACGTACCACACTTCGCGCTCAGCTAGTGCCTCACACACAAATACCACTTTCAAGACGTCAGACATTAAACAGCGTTGTCTGAACTGGTCCAATACGCTCCCACCTAGCTGTAGAAAAGCAAACCGGCTCGGTACCCCATGGCATGACTTGGCGGTGTTCGGTAATCGTCACCCTATACAGCACACCATCATAAGCACGTTCGACAACGTCTGTTACAACGTCTTCACAAGATGCCTTCACGCTTCATGCTTTGTAGCAGTTCCAGTAGATCTTCGAGGTACATGGCAGCAACGACTGGCTGGTGGTTGCGCTTGTGCACGATGAGGTTAATATTCCTCCCATGCGGCATGCGCTCTAGTATTGCGTGATAATTCATACTAGACTCAACAGCCTTACACTGAATGTTGAACGGGTCCGTGTCGGTAAGGTCGACGCCCATATCGTCCAACTTCTTGCTTGCGTAGCTAGTGCGCTCAGGCTCTCCCCCGAAAAGCCGTTGCCACACCTTTGCAATCTTCAGTTCAAATCGCTTGCCTTTGTCCCTTGCGTTGATCATAAACCAATATCCAACGCCGGCACCCATGATGGAGCATCCATTTGCCACCCTGCCTCGTCGTCAGGGTTAGAGTTATGCTGCACAGAGCCATCCCACCGCTTCCATTGGTCTAGCAGGTTCTCCCACTCGATGTGACCGCGGGCGATGTAATGCGGCTCCAGCTCCACTACCTGCACGTGGTGCGGTGGGTTCGACTCTACAGCAACAATAAAATACGCCTCCAGGTCCAGGCCCATCAGCGTAGCAGCGCGTTGGTAGATGGCCGCCTGCATGTAATACTTCTGCTGCCATATAGTGCGCTGCAGTGAGTTGTGGCTTACGTCCTGCGTCGTCTTCAAGTCCAGCATGAACCATGAGCCTAGGCCGTCAATAATGCCGCGGTGCGGTAGGCCGCACTGCTCAATCGTAAACGGCTCCTCGAACTTGGTGCACTGCTTCAGCATCGCGCCGGCGTACGGGTGCTCTTGAACACGATACGCAAGCTGGCGGATTGTAATAGCTTCAATCGCTGTAACAATGTCCCTGTCAGCGAACTCAGCTTGAAATTCCTGCCACTTCTTACCGCGGCGCTGGCCTTCGTAGATGGCCACCGTGCGGGTGTAGCGCTCAGGTTCAAGAATGGCGCGGTGCACTAGGGTACCAAAGCGCATGGCCGGCGTCGGCTCCTTCTTGTTTGTCTTGTACTCGATGAACTGCAGTGGCGATCGTGCGAACGCCTTCAGGCTGCTAAAGGACAGAGGTAGTGTTGTCTCCTTATCCATTATATATCTCGTGTCCTGTGAGTTCGTACAGCTCCTGAGTAATTTCCGTCATGCGCTCGCTCATTTGCTTCCACTGACGTTCGTCTTGCTTGCTGGTCATATGACTAAACTCTGCCAACAGGTTCCAGCGCTCGTGACGTAGTCGCGTAATTCGCTCTGCTGCTTCTGCTGTGTACATGGTGTCTCTTACAGTTGCGGTTTGTGGAAGTGCCAGCTTAAGTATTGCATGGTACTCAGTGCCTCGCGGGACTTCACCCACCGCCTCGATGCGCGGTGAGCTGCCTTGGCCATCGCTACGCGCCTCCTGTGATCGAGGATAGATTCTACCTGCTGGTCTCTTTGTGCTTGCCATGTCTTAGAAGGGAAGATCATCGCTCTTAGGCTTAGGCTTGGCAATACTTAGCTCAGGCAAGTCTTGCAGGAAGGGCGACTCGCTACCGTACAGCTTTTCCAAGTCGATGTACTCAGCTGCTTGTGCCGCAAACGCCACCAGGTTCTCCTCGATAGGCGATTGTATGCCAGTCACGTTGTACTTAGTGTCGAGACCCTTGCCGACGCGGGTCACCACCAGCTCGAACGTCGTCCAATGCTGCTCTTTAAACAGCATCGCCATTTGGTCAATAATAGTGCGCTGAGAGAACGACCACACTTTAACAGCACCGGCGTTGTTGTCATGGTCGTACTCAAAGACGATAAACGCCACAAACTTCTTAGGGCGCTCGTCGCTGATGGCGTGTTCAGGTCGGGGCACGTCAGGCTCCCACCGCACCGGCTTATTGTCTACAAATACCTCATGGCCGGTAATCGGCTTGCTAAGAATGCGCAGGTGGCGCTTGTCGCCGTCTTGAAACTTGACGTAGTCGGAGGCCGCACTATTGGACTCCTGAAGGAATTTAAAAATGTCTTGAGACATGTGTACTTGGGTTTGTGTGGTGCCAAGTACGTCAATCTCTTAGGGGAAAAAAATTATTTCCCGTCGCGGTTGTCAACATCGCGACGTTGACGGAGCATCTTGGTCAGCCTGACGACGTTTATAGCAAGCAGCGTGCATGCACCTGCAAGGCTCAGCGTCCAGTCAATTACGTCCTGCCATCGGGCTAGCTCCCAGCCTAGCCATGCCACGTTCAATGCCACTATATCTGCCCCGTCGTTCACCTTTCAAACATACTCAAGGCAAGTGGGAGAATACCTACCAAACACAGCGCAACTGCCTGCCAGCTAAGGCCATGCACTACTATCTGTTCACACGCCGTCGTTACGATCAGGCCGCCTGCGGTGTTCTTAGTTGACCACCGGCGCAGGTCGCCTTTGTTTTCAAGCGCTGATGTCAGGGCATGCCATCCAGCACTGGAGGCTGCCGAAGACTTCCGCGACCTCAAACGACGGGCAAGCCTTCGTGCTGTATTCGCGGTGGCCATGTAGGTATAAGGGTTGGTTTAGTGCAATGACTAACGCACGGCATAGGCGCTTTATGCTGCTGCGTTGTTCATGTGTCAGGGTATTCTTTGGGTGACCACTTGCATCTAATCCGCCGACGTAGCAAATGCCGATGCTGTCTTTGTTTTCGCCTCGCACGTGAGCGCCGGCTTTTGTGAGCGGTCGACCGCTTTGTATGGTGCCGTCCAGCTTTATGACGTAGTGGTAGCCTATGTCTGACCAATTGCGTGGCGGTGATGTGTGCCAACTGCGTATTTCAGCCGCATCAATGTCGTCACCTTCCCGCGTTGCACTGCAATGCAGGATTACCTTGTTTATCTGCCTCACTTTTCCTTGCGCTGGATGATATACCATTGTCCGTCGTGGCACAGCAGCGTGACGCCGTCGTAAGGTCTACCAGCTCGGTAGAGGGTATTACCGTCAATGCGCAC